ATCTTGATGAAATACAACAAACAATAAACGAAATTAACACAGCAAGTAAATTTTAATTAAAAAATAAAAATATGTGGAAATTAACTAAAGAGTACTGGAAAGACATGTGGAAATTACTATGGAGTAAAACTACAGTCGATGATATTATTATAGCTAAAGCTGAAGAAATTAAAGCAAAAGCTAAAGCTGTGAAAGAAGCACTGAAGAAATGAAAAAAATAAGCAAACACGTATCGTATAAAGAAGGTACATACAGTTTAACAGCTAATAGGCTTGGTTTGCCAAATGATCCCTCTGATGAGCATTTAGCTAACATGGAGTTAGTTGCAGAAAAAGTGTTTGAACCTCTTAGAGAGCACGTAGGACATCCTATAAAGATTAATTCGTTTTATCGTGGACCTCAACTCAATAAAGCTATAGGCGGAAGTTTAACATCACAACATTGTAAAGGCCAAGCGATTGATATAGATGATTCATATGGTAATGCTACTAATGCTTATATGTATGAATGGATCAAAGAAAACTTAGATTTTGATCAGATGATATGGGAGTTTGGTACGGATGAAAACCCAGACTGGGTGCATGTAAGTTTTGTAAACGAAGGTGAGAATAGAAACAGATGTTTAAAAGCTTATAGAAAAGAAGGTTCAAGAAAAACCTATTATAAATTAAACTAAATAAATATGAAATTATGGAAAATTGCCCTTTTTGTTCTGGCTGCTACTGTAAGTAGTTGCGGAACGTACAACGTTAAACCTAAAATACAAATCACGCATGTCTTAGCTGTCACAGAACAAGGTGATACACTGAGGTTACCTATTAATATGATTAAACCAAACGTTTATTACAACGTTATATCATATCCTAATAGATATTATGGCGGTTGGTATAATAGCTATTATCAACCAGGATACTATAATAATAGACCTATATACGCTCCAAGCAGCGGTAGCTCAAGCAGTGGTAACAACAACAACAATAATAATAATAATAATAATAACATTAACAAACCTACACAAGTAAATGCTCCGCGCCCAACACCTAGTGTTAATCCGCCAGCTACACCTGTTAATCCTATAAAAAATAGATAATTATGAGTTACATAAGTAAAATAATAGCTTCAGCTAGAGCAAAAAAACCTTCAGCCCTAAAACACACAACAGACGCAAAGGGAAATCCTAAAGGTAAAAGTCACCTTAGCAAACATAAAGCAGGACACTGGGGACCTGATGGTCACGGGGATAGATCTGCTAGTGGTATAATAGCTAAAGGGATAAACGCTGGTAAACAAATAGTTGAAGATGGGAAACAACTGGTTGAAGATGTAAAAGAAAAAGTTGATGGTGCTCCTACTAAATTTACAAAAGAAGCTTTAGGAAAACTACCTTCAGGAATAGGTGGTAAGTTTGGTGCTATTGTTGATGAAAAGAAAAAAGAAGCTGGTTTACTTCAAAAAAGAGGTAAAAAGAAAAAAGGTAAAGGTTTAAAAAGCGCTTGCTGGAAAGGTTACGAAGCTATTGGTATGAAGAAAAAAGGCGGTAGAAAAGTGCCTAATTGCGTACCTAAAAAGAAATAATATGACTTGGTTACAAAGACATTTACAGACTAGAGATGCTGGTTGCCCTACCTGTGGTGAATCAAAAGGTAGCTGCGATGAGTGTTCATCACCTTTAAATAAAAAGAAAAAACCTGATGTAAGAAAAACCACAAAAGGTAAAGGTCGTAACTTTCGTACAACAAAAGAAGGTGCTGGTATGACAGCTAAAGGTGTTAAAGCTTATAGAAAGAAAAACCCAGGTAGTAAATTAAAAACAGCGGTTACAGGTAAAGTTAAACCAGGAAGTAAAGCCGCTAAACGTAGAAAATCATTTTGTGCAAGATCTAAAGGTTGGACAGGTGAAAGAGGTAAAGCTGCTAGAAGAAGATGGAAATGTTAATATCAGAAGAATACAAAAAGAAAATACAAGAAAAACATCAACAGCATAAAAAATGGGGAGGAGCTGTAATAGCTAAAGGACCTAGAATAGATTTTATAGCAAAGATAAGTAACTCTAAAAGTATTTTAGATTATGGATCTGGTAAAAATTCTTTTGAAAAAGAAATTAAATCTATGTATGATGTTGTACCATACTCAATACATAATTATGAACCTGGTATAGAGGAATTTAGTGGTGATCCACCTTGCTGTGATATGACTATATGTATAGATGTTATGGAGCACGTGGAACCAGAGTGTGTAGACACTGTGTTTAAACACATATTTAATAAAACAAATAAAATCGTTATGTTTAACATTAGTTGCGTTCCAGCAGGTGGTGCTTTTGCTAACGGTGATAATCTTCACTTAACTGTAAGACCACCTCTCTGGTGGCTAGATAAAGCTAGAAAACATGGCTTTGAAATAATAGAATCTATTAGTGGAATAAAGCATGTTGAATTTATAGCTAAACCAGTTGGATCAGCATGAAGTTCTTTGATTTAAATAATAACGGAAAGTACGACTGGTGGGAATATATATTACCTATCCTGATAATTTTTGTGATTGAGCTAGCCGCTGAGCTCGTGGCAGGATTTTTGATACCTTTGATTTTCTAGGAGCAGTCTTAGTTAACTTTTCACCTTTCATCCAATCNTTATAACTTATCTGATTATCTTTAAGATCACTAAGTATATGCCAATTAATATCTCCTCTTCTTTTTAAGAAATACATAAACTGTTGCTCTAACTCTGCATCATGAGCAGATCTAGTTAGTAAGTAAACTGGTAAATGCCAACTATGAGGTGCTGCATTGCTTTTAACACCACGTTTATCTTTACTTAAAACATTATCAACTTTTTTAGCAAAGAAATCAAAACCTATTAAGTTTAAGCTTTTATAGGTTTTTACTTTTTGCATAAACCAAAGTATAGTTAAAAACCCGGCGCTGGGTCTATATGACCTAGGATTTAACATATCTACATCAAACATATTCATTATATCAATTATTTCTTGATCTGTATACATCTGCGTATAAGGCATACCTATGGGTAAACGATCTTCTATTATCCAGTCGCTTAAACAGAAGTTTCCTCTACATCTGTTAAGTAATATCTTAACATCTTTAAATTTACCTCTTTCAAACCATTCACGTTTTGTATCGTAACATGGTGCTCTGAACTGACCTGTTACCCATATATCTACCTTAGTACCTATAGACTCTTCTTGGGCAGGTGTAGCTTGTATAGCTCTACCAAATCTAACAACTATATCATAGCTGTTTATAGTGTCTTTAAGTTTATGATGCATTATTTCTACGGAATTACCGACAAATAATACTTTTTATTTTTTACAAGCTCTTGTATGTCTTCAACCATTCTTCTGATAATTCTGCATTTTTATATTCTTCAAACCATGGTCCTCCATTCGTGTAATGCAGAGCTCTTGCTTTCTTAGTATCGTAACCTTCGTGACCTACTAGACAATTATATCTTCTAGGTAAGTCTACTATTTGAGCATCGTTTATAAATTTAAATTCGTGTAATTGATCTGGTCTAGCGTTATCTAAATATTCTTTACTTAATTTATTTTTAAAGAATTTGTTAGAAAAAACCATCAAAGAACTCCAGTTTTTCTTTGGATAAGTTTTATTAACAACGCCATTCATTTTAATTTCACCGGCTTTGTAATCAGGGTGTTTTACAACACCTAAAGGTTCTTGGCCCATGTATCTACCAACTTCTCTAGGATCACATCTCCATAAGAAATCATTATCACAAAATAAAGCTTTACCCTCGTAATTACAAATTAACGGTACATAAAATCTTGTAAAAGAAAATTCTGTTGATTCACCTTCTACATCTTCTCTACCATAAAATCCTATTTCTTTTAATTTAGTCTTACATAGATAATCCACTTGACCATCAAAACCAGCATCTCTTATAGACTTAATGCATGTTTTTGTAGCTTCTGGAAATCTAGAGTCATGTCCTACAAATATTCTCATAATGTTATTCTTTATTATATTATCACTTATTTTTTAAGATTTTGAACCTGATGTTCTTCTGTTTATATCATCATGGTTAAATTCAGCCCAGTATAATTCAAACGCAACACCATCTTCTAATCCTTCAAACTGATGGAATTTACCAGGTTTAACCATAGTAAAATCACCAGCTTCAAGTATTGTTTCATCAACTAATCCCTGATCGTCTTGCCAAACCCTTATTATCATCTTACCAGACTCAACAAAAAATCCGTTCCATTTAAATTTATGTTCATGCTCTGAACATTTGAATCCTTTATTATATTCTATTCTGTGAAACTCTAGTACACCATTTTTGTGTACCATTTCGGTTTTACCCCATACTTTTCCTGCTTTCATTATTTTTGATTGTGTTTAAAATAAGGTCTTTTCCAAGTCTGTGAAGTCATTGGAAACCTTCTGTTAATAACTACCTTTTTTGTTTTTGTCACTGTTGGATTAAGATTCCACCATTTTTCCCTAACATTTTGTTTTATAGATGTTATCTTAAATTTATCTAAAGACTGTTCTTTTTTATTTTTAAAATGAATACTACATAGTATTCTAGGGCCAACAGTATCTACTTTGTGAAACTGATATTGTGGTATGTATAGCAAATCACCAGCATCTAGTACAAACTCATCTATAATTGTTTTAGGTTTATCTGGCGCAAACTCTTTATATATAGTCCATTTAACCTTACCTTCTTGATGAAACAAAAAGTTTTCTGTTTTATCACAATGAGCAGGAAAGCTTTTTGATCCTTTACTTGGCGAAGCATATACGTTGCATTGACCATGACCAAAATATCTTTCAAACTCAAAACACATATCTACTAATTTTTTACTAGAGTACTCAGCAAAAGGAATTACTATACTTTTACCTTTCCACCATAAATCTACTATCTTACTCTTTTTAAAGAAGGGTTGTTTTAGTGCTTTGTGTTTATCTAAACACCATCTGTCACCTTTGTCATCATAATCTAATATCTGTAAACCTTTGATGTGTGGATATTTATTTACGTGACTAGATAAATCTTCCCACGTGTAGAGATCTTTAAATTTATTTCTTCTAAGTATTAAATGTTTTTTACCCCAATACTTTGAAAAAAATAAACTTTTGCCTACTGGATCTAGTATCTCTTCTAATGTTATTTGTTTTTTCATATTTTTATCCGTCGCAGCTTAAACAGTTTGGATCCATTGCTTGCTTAGCTATATCACCTCTAAGAACTGATTCAGTTCTCATATAATATAGAGTTTTAACACCTTTCTTCCACGCGTCTAGATGAACCTTGTTTATAAACTTAGGTTCTGCTTCTGAAGGAAATGCTAAATTTAAGCTAACAGATTGATCAACATACTGTTGTCTAATACCTGCTTGATTAATTAGTTCTAATTGATTTATTTCTTTGAAAGTTCTGAAGACTTCTTTGAGCGGTATATCGTGATCGCCCAATGTAATCTTCTCTAATGCTTTTACGCCCTGCACCGAGCCCCCGTCCTTTAAGATTTGGTCCCATATTTTTTTATTGTTTAAATTGTTTTCTTCTAATACTTTTTCAAGAGTTGGATTTTTACGTATGAACGTACCTTTTGCAGACTGGTCTGTGAATACATTAGCAGCCCAAGGCTCAATTCCAGGACTAATATTCCCAGATAACTTACTATTACTAACAGTAGGAGCAATAGCTCTAAGATGAGTGTTCCTAAATCCTGTACCAACGCACCATAACGGTTCGTTAAACGCTTCAGCCAAAGCCATACTAGCTCTTTCCGATTCAATTTTAATTTGACTAAAAATTCTTCTTGTTTCATATTGTGATAATAAACCTTCAAAAGGTAATCCTTTTTGTTGTAAGTATGTATGCCATCCAACCACGCCTAAACCTAGTGCTCTACCTTTTTCAGCAGATCTTACTGAGTTTTCAAACCCTCTTCTATTTTTTGCTTTTTGTATAAACTCTTCTAATACACCATCTAAAAACCATATACTATCATATATTAAGTTACTGTTTTTCCACTCGTGATATTTAGCTAGGTTTAAACTAGATAAACAACAAATAAAACTATGATTTTCATCTGTATGTAATGTAATCTCAGAACATATGTTTGTCATATGAACTTTTAAAGCATTATCCTTATAAGCTGAAGGGTTATTCTTATTAACATTACCTTTAAACATTATATAAGGTTCTCCTGTAGCTTTACGTTTTTGTAACAGCTTACCCCATTTACGCCTAGAAACCTTATCTCCATCTCTAAGCTTTCTCATAAACTTATCGCCAACTACAGCACATTGATGTAGGTTAAGTGATTGTCTATTCACATCTCCTTTAGGTTCTCTTATTTCTAACCAGTCTTCAAAATCAGCATGTTCAATATTTATATTAACAGAGGCAGCACCTCTTCTAACTGATCCTTGGTTTGTTGCTAGTATTGTAGAGTCATATATTTTACAGAAAGGCACAACACCATCTGATGTTCCATTACCTGTTATATTTGCACCTGCTGGTCTAATTTGATTTATACCTATACCAACACCTCCACCGTGTTTAGCTAACAGCATCATCTCTAAATTCTTTTGACCTATGTCAATTATACTATCAGCAACATCAATACCAAAACAACTTATTGGAAAACCTTTATCAGTACCAGTGTTACTAAGCACAGGACTAGCAAGACAGAGCCAACCTTTCCAGATGTAATCAAAAAAGACTTCTTCCATTTCTTTTTTCTGTAATCTATTCGCAACTGTCTTAGCAACTCTTCTGTACGCTTGTCTTGGTGTTTCATCTTCTAATAAATATCCTCCTTGTATTGTTTTTTTATATACGTCGGACTCTGCCCAACTTGGGTAGTCTATACCCTTTTTCCATCTATTGCTCCACATATTATGTTATTAAGTGTTTTATCCATGCAATTAAACCATTAAGATTTAACGCTACTAAATTCCATTGTTTTCTTGATCCTGTCTGTACCATAACACAAATAAAACCTATTATATATAACCAAGGTTCTAATGTCCATTGTGCAGCTACTAGAAAGCCAGCACCCATATATCCAATACGGGTTGCCATCCTTTCTAATACTGTTAACTGTCTTTTTCTTTCGACAAGAAACTTTTTAAATTTATAACTTACCATACGTCTTCAAAATCTTCTCCTTCATTTGCCTTACTATAGTCAGTTGACCTAATCGCGAAAAAATCAGTGTGGGTATGACCCCCAGTAAGATGATAGAACCAATCCAAATTACCCGCTGCTTCTTCGTCATATGAGAAGTACGATCCGAGATCCACGTAACCAAGTTCTTGTAATTTTTCATTAGTTCTTTTTCTTATAAATTGTTTTAGGTCATAAGACTTTATACCATCTATATCACCCATTTCAAACATCTTTTCTATATACTTCTCTTCTAACTCAACCATTATCTTAGCTGCATCTACAATATCATCTCTACAGTCTTCTAATAAGCTTTTATCTTCCTCGCACATGTGTCTAAATAATTGACAACCCATACGGCTATGTAAAGACTCATCTCTGACTGACCATTTCATTTGTTGGCCAATACCTTTAAGTAAATTACGTAGCTGAAAGCTATACAAAACGGCAAAAGCAGAGTATAAAGAAACTCCTTCTGCGAAAGCAGAAAAAACAGCCAATGACTTTGCGATACCTCTTTTATCGTTGCCATCATATGCAACGAGGTTATCAAAACGCTCAGCCGTAGCTGGTTCATGAAGAAACGCTTCATAATCTTCTAATTTTAATGTTTCATTTAAATAGCTATAAGCTACAGCGTGTACAGTTTCCTGTGAGCCAAACATCATAGCCATTTGTTGTATCTCATGTTTAGGAAACCAAGATACAACCTTCTGAGTCCAGTAATCACTTACCGCACATTCAGTCTGAGCAAAACCTAGCAGGATATTTCCCACTAGGTGTTTCTCTTTAACAGTTAAAGACTCATTCCAGTCCTTAACATCTCCACTCATAGGTATTTCGGTATGTAACCAAAATGCTTGAGCTTGTTTTAGCCAACCTTCTGTATAGTACTCAGGGTACTCAAAAGGTTTATATGCAATACGTTCATCGAATAGTCCCATATTAATTATATAAAGTTAAACAAATATCAAATATACCAACGTATAAAACGTGATCTATTTTATTCCCATCCGGATAACTTCTGTATCCAAATAATATTCCATTGAATAAGCCAAAGCTTAATTCCCAATTATTTTCCTCCATCTGATTTTTTTATTAGTTCTACAGTCATATCACATTCTTTTTGATTTTGAGGTTTGTAAAGGGTAAAAGGTCCTATTCTATCATTTGCCATTAGCCTTTTAAATAATTTCCATCTCATTGGAAAAGACTCGTTAGCTCTACCTTTTGTTTCAATTATAAAACCTTTGCCTATAAAATCAGGCGTGTATTTTATATTTAAAATCTTTTTATTACCTCTATTTTTATAATCACCTTTACCATTGCCACATCTTTCATATGCTTCAAAAGGAAAGTCAAAACTCTCTACTAACTCGAATGTTTGCCCCTCGTAAAGAGCTTTGATCTTAGCCTTTTTTAATGCCATATACATATAGCGCTCTAAACCTGACGCAAAAGTAATACCGTCGTATGTTATTTTTCGCGATTGTACAGGACCTCTTTTTTTCTTCTTATAAAACTTCTTCATCGTTTACTTGTATATCATAATGTAAACCGTCGTTTCCATTTTGTCCTATGATATTGATTCTATTAAGCATTGCCTCTTCTATCTCATCACCTAAACATCTTTTAGCTGATTCTAGATACAACAAAGCATCCATTAATTCTTCTTGTACGTCAACGATAAATCTATTAAGATCTTTCTTCTGGCCTTCAATTTCTTGCATCATCGTAGCTCCATATTTTTTTTGGCCAATTAAACTACGTTCGTCCATTTTAGCTAAAACAGATTGAACTATTTTATCTTTTGTTTTAATTTTCATCTTTTACAAATGTTCCGTTAATCATCTTGCCGGTTCTTTTACTTATGACATCATACGCTGTTGCTATACATGCCTCAATCTTAACACCTTCTAAATGTGCTAAGTTTGTAAGTACTACTACCATATCACCAATAGCGTCTATAACTTCTGGCTTATCGTTTTTTAATAAAGCTTTTGCAAGTTCTCCAGCTTCTTCTTGTAGTTTAACATATTGTGTGTGTGAATTACCCTGTTGGTATAATCCTCTTACCAGTGCCCACTTTCTAATTTTATCAAATACATTTGATTTACTAGTAGCTTCCTCACTGTGTAACATTTCATGAACAACTGCGTGCTCATATTCAATAGGGTTTTTTTGAAAGTTTGACATAGCTTTGTTATATACATAGCTTCTGTCATTATTAAACATCGAGGTTTTAACGTTTTTCATTATCCAATTAACTAAGTCTAATGTTAATTTAAAATCCCCATGTTCTGTTTTCCATGTCATACCAATGTTATCCATTAGTTGTCCTTTAAGTTTATTGACTGGACAAGGAAAAGTCGTGGTTTGTTCGGTCACGTTTATCTTCATATTCTTATTTGGTTTAAGGTTTCTATAAGGTACTAGATCTACTCTGTACCCATACTCTCTCTGTCTTTCAAGCTCTAAACAAGATATATAATCTATATCATCTGATGTTTCTAATATCTCATATTCATCAGGACCATATCCTTGTTGTATTGTGACCCGGTTATTAAGATCACAGGTAACACCGATCTTTTTACCCGGTATATGATATAAATAATACGTCATAATTTATCGTTGTATAAATGCATGTTATGTGCATGATGATAATACCATCCGACGTCAATAGACAGTCTCTCTGCAATCATTTGTTGTAATGATGAAAATTGATACTGATCGTTACAGAAACCGTACCAGATGTCATTAGAACGCATATACACAGACATACAAAGTTTGTTGTTAATTATTGTAAACTGTATTGCATATGTACAAGGAGTATCTTTACGATACTTTTCATATTCTTTACAGTCATATATACTAATAGCAGCGTGTCTAGTATTAGGATTATCTCTTAGTTTAGCCACTACATAATCTATTTGATTATTACGTTGCCATTGATAACCGTAATTACTATTTACTTCTCTATCGCTATTAGCCATCTTTTCCCATATAGGTGGAACCTTACCGTATAACTCACCTAGTTTGTCTATACTAGGATCACCCGATAAGTACCATTGCCATTCAGCTTCTGCATATTCATGAGACCATTTTCTATACTTGTTTTTAATATGATTGTCTAATGGATCTTCTATTGTGAAGCCTACATTAAACAAAGCTTTAGTATTATCAAAGTCTACACCTTCTACTCTTAACTCGTGTAGTATGCAGTTGAATGCTTCGTTAGCATTTAAAAATTTAGTTCGCATATTTTTTATAATAATATAATTGATATTCTGATATTTTTTGCCATATAACTCCAGGTCCAAAAGACTCAGGTGATGTACCTATTCTAACTCTGTTAGGCCAAACACCTTTTTCTACATCTACTAGCCATTTACTTTCACCCCATTTTTCTTGCCTAGGTGATATACATATATTGTTTCTATTACACCAAAGCATAGCTTCATTTTCTTCAGGAGTTCTTGTGTGTGAACCCATTGTTATTCCTTTTTTACTCCCACGGTAATGCGCTGCCGCCATCTTCTTCGTCTATTACATTAACTTGTGGTACAAATGAACCTGATCTATGTTCCCATGTAAAAAACGATTCAGCACCGTTTTCACCTAGGTTTTGAAACTTACATTTTAATACTTTTACTTTAGTATTTTTAGCTTCATAATCTCTATGTACTAATAAACCGTGNTAACTAGCATCATACCACTCACCACCACCTTTTATATTATACATCGTAGGTTCTTCTATTTTACCGTCTTGGCCTTTATACATTTTAGTTGGATGTGCTACTATAAATGTTAAAACATCATACTTTTTACAAAAGGCTTCTATCTTTGCTAGATAGTCCATAGTATATCTGTTCACATCATCTGAAACTGCATTTGTATCTCTAACCTTATTAAACGGATCAATAACTAAACATTTAATACCTTTACGTTTAACTAGCTCAGCACCTTTTTTCAATACTGATTCTAGGCTATATTTATCCATGTCTATAAAATAATAGTTGTCATTTACATGATCTGAAACTTCTTTCCATTTACCATTACCTATATCGCTAGGAGATGGCATATCACCCCATGTTTTACGCATGAGCTTATGTGCATGTAGGTATATGGGTGCATTTTCAGGACTAGCAAAAGCTGTCTTCCAACCATATTGTTTATTATAACCTACTACCATCTGATCAACGAAGTCAGACTTTCCGCTACTAGGTATCCCAGTAACAGTGATAAACTGCCCAGTATAAGTACTAAAAACATCATCAAAATTAGATAACCCAATTTGGAACCCAGGTTTGAAACCATTTTTAACAAAGTCTTTAAGTTCATTTTCTATATTTTTAAGAGTTGTTACATTTTCTAAAGGTACTGGTGTTGATGCGTGTATAGCAGAACGTAAAGCATCTTTACCGTGATTTAATAAATATTCGTTAGCATCTTTACAGTCTACAAAATCTATTAAAAAACAATTTTCTGCTCCTAACCTACGTATAAACTCTTGTTTAAGCATATTGCCAGGCTCGTCAGCATCTACAGCTAGAATTATCTTTTCTTTGTCTTCGAAATAATCTATACAGTTATCGAGATAATCTAAATTATTGTGGTTTAACGTAGCACCGTTTGGTACTGATATTACGTTAGGCACACCTGCCTCGTGTAGAGCTAGCACGTCCATTTCACCTTCAACTATAACACAGCTGTTATGACCTACAATACTATTAATATTATAAAATACTTTTTCAGCTCCTTTATATAGTTTAAAGTTTTTACGTCCATCTCTATATTTTACATTGATAAGTTGATTACCTACGTAATAGTTAAATTTTATTGTATTCTCAGTCTTACCTGTCTGTGGCATAAACTCAGGACCCTCACCGACATCTAAGTCAATAAGAGTCTTCTGAGATATACCTCGAGACTTAAACCAATCAACAACTTTACTACTCGGTACCGTAGGCTCTTGAGCTACGGGGCGAACATATTCACGATCGCTATTACCTTTACGTTGATACGTGTGTAGTTGAAAAGTTGAATCACAGTTGTGACAAGTACCGAGACCACGTTCCCAATCATAAGAAGCACATTTCTTCTTCTTATTCTCAGGTTTTCTTGTGTGTGAGCAAACAGGGCATGTGCCTTGTGTTTTCCCTACTTCAAGATTATGTTGATTGAACTTGTCAATCTTAAACCCATTGATCTCTATTTCTTCTACTTGCATTTATTTAATTTAATTACTGTCTCTACAATCTGGACATATGTCACAGAAGTCATATTCCTCCTGTGACACGTCTTGTCCACATATTTCACATTTCATATTAAAATGGTAGATCATCTGCAACAGCCGCAGACGGAGCTGGAGCTTGTTGTGGTTGATCATCTCTTGGTGCAACCGCGACATTGTCGCCGTTCGTCCATACCACCTTTACATTACCTAAGTAAGTCTTAGCAGTTTTAGCATCTCTTTCCTCTTTAGTCTGTTGCACAGACACAGGGCCTTGATTACCAAACTGATCTAACTCATCATTTAACGTGATGGTTATCGGTAAGTATTTACCTTTCTTACCTACGATAATTTTATCTTTAGGTATAGCGTTAAGGTTAATACTTGTAGCTATTATACTTGCCATATTATACTGCTGTTTGGAATAAATTATTAAACATTGTTCTAAGCTCAGTAGTTCCTACTGTTGCTCCTGTAGCTTGTAATCTTCTTCTGAAGTTATCAGCTTTCTTACTATAAGAGTGTAAACCGTCTGTAGAGTTTTTATTTACATAAAACTCTGTTGTAGGAAAAGTCATTCCTGTCATTGTACATTCTTTTGTAGTAACTTTTTTTCTTCTTGCCATAATTATTATATTAAAGTGTTTTACTTATGAAATATTGTTTAGGGTCGAAACCCTCGGATTGGTAGAACAGCTCATAAGCTTTTTCTGCTCTATCAACCTTGTCTTTACCTGAAGCATAAAATTCAGGTGAACAATCAAATATACCTATTTGATGTGTTGTTTTATCTATTACTATAAATACCATGTCATAGCCAAATAATTTTCTGTATATGTAAGCTTGTGAATCGTAATTGTACTTAGAAGCTGACCATCTAAATTTTTGTATATCAGCCGTAGTTTTTAAATCAACTACTAGTTTTTCTGCATGATTTACTATATCAGCTTTACCTTTCCATACGAAATCATTTACCTTACCTACACCTGGTACTTCATAATCAATTTCAACATCATTACTAGTACCTCTTATTAAGTCTTTACATACTTCATTACTTAACATTTTATCTGTCATTAACTCTATGCCATCTACCTCGTGTTGTAATAAACACAACTCACCGCCTGACATTTCTTTGTAAGCTTTAGTATTTCTACTTGATGATTCTATTATTTTGTATTTCTTGAGCTTATCTGGCTCGAGTATACAAGTGTGAAAATAACCACCTACAAGAAACGCAGAGCTTGGTTTACTAGGCTTACCAAACGCTAATGGGTTAGTAAGCAAAGTTCCTATATCTGAGTTGCTTAAGTATTGCCTTCCAAAGTCTCCATAATAATGCTTATCATCTTCTAACTTTTTCAGGATTTCTTCTCTTTTCATACTATAGTGTTAATAATTCTTTCTCAATTAATTCATCGAGAGCATATTTATTTTTAATAGTTTCTACTTTACCACCTGCTTTTACATATTGAACCGCTTTTTCATAAGCTGGATCTGTTTTAGAGGTTAAAGTTGGTTTTTTAGGTACGAATTTACCTGTTGCTTTTTTTCCATGATCATTTGTTGCATCACTATCAGCAGTGTCATCAATTAAGAATAAATTACCAAGTGCATATTTCTTGGCATAAGAAGATGCTGAGCCAAACTGCTGGGGTACATTCATACCTTTTTGGTTTAAGTCTACACCGACTATAGCTGTTGCGTGTATAGCATCTTTACCATCACTTATTGTAGCGGTAGATTCTAATACAGGCATTTCATATGCGTTGTTAAGTTGTTCGTTGATTGTAACCGTGATACCTAACTCTAATAGGAAAGGTTTGGTTGCTTCGAGAATGTCTTCGGCTGATCTGAAGTTGTATTTACCGAAGGAGTTAAATCTACTTTTTTTCGATTTAAACTTGGTCTGGACCGTTGCCAGTTTTTCATTAATAGTCATATAATTTAATTTAAGTCTGTATATATATAATCACACATAAACACGTTGTTTTACAATAGTTCACTTGCGTAAACTACAGATAATCAAGCACTTGCGAGTGATCTACATTATCAATTAATTTTGTTACAGCTTGCTTTTTTAACTGTGAAACTCTAACATAAGAGCTAGATCCTTCGATCTTTAATTCTGCTGCAATTTGTTTTGCTGAATACTTATCACAGTCTAGGCCATAGCTTAATCTAAGTACCTCATACTCTTTATTGTTTAAATACTTTCTCATTAAACCTTTTAAATATGTATTTAGTAATTGCATGTTGTATGGTTCAGATTTATCTGGTATTTGATAAGCAGAATCATCGTCTTGATTAGGTTTATCATCTATGCTTAAGAATATAGAATTAAAAAACATTGATACCATCTTTTTATCTTTACCAAAGTTTCTACGTATTTCATTAAGCTTATGCTCAGGTATTCTCATGTCACCACGATTAATATCTATTGCTCTACGTATTTGACCTTTTATTCTTTTTGAGAAAAAAGATTTTAGTGTTTTTTCTTGATCTTCTGATTCATCTAACATTGAATAGTCTAATCTGTCTACAGCTTTAGTCAAACCTGAATTACCTTCTTGTATTAAATCCATTATAGTCATTACACCACTAGCTTGTTGAGTAGTGGAAAATTTTCTTGATAGATTCTCAACTAAAGGAGCAAAACAGATTATCATTTGCTCTCTGTTGTATATTGTAAAATCACCGTCTGTAACTTCAGGCAACTTACTTATTTTAAGCTCTATATCTTTTTTCCACCGGATATAGTTAGCTATGTTATAACTCTTCATTTAATATTTGTTTTTCTTTCTTTAATTGTTTATTTAAATTTCTGTAAATAGTTCTTGTAGAACAATCAAGTAAACCNGCTACTCTACCCCATGTTATTTTCTTACCTATGTCATTTAAATCTAACATGCATTGGTATATAGCTTCTTCATCAACACTTGATGATCTACCTATTAGTTGACCTACAATTTTTAATTTTCCACTCAAGTCTAACCCAGAGTACGGTTTAAATACTACTTTACGTAGCTTGTTATTAGGTGGATCTCCACCTTTATCAAAAACATCTTGTATCATGTCATTTAGTATTTTAGTTTTAATAAAGAAAGTTACAAAACCATTTTCTTTATCAGCTATAAATCTAAACACTGTGTATATTTGATCTTCAATGTCATTATCAATATTAAGATAATATAATACAAGCATATGCCACTTCAGCGATTTGTATGTAGTTATCTTAGCCTTACTATTAAATAAGTGATAACATTGATACGTACCATCTTCGTAGTATTTATATTTATCGGTTTCAATAGTAGGTACATCTGTTATAGGATCTCTTCTATATAGAATACGTCTATCATTCAACCATTTTATATTTCTATCTTGTGACATTTGCTTATTACTAATTATCTCTTAATACCTTGTGTCATAAAAAATTAATCATTAATTAATTTTATTTCTACATTATACCATTTACCCCATCTAATTTTTTTATCAACTAAAAAATCTATGGATTTATAGTATCTTCTATTCATTCTGTCTTGTACAGTCCACACACCATCAAATTCAGTGCCTGTACCTGATACCATTACTTTTGCGCCAAACACAAAACCATCAAGTTCTAAATCTCTGCTTACAGCTAACCACCTATGGTCACCTGGGCAACATTCTTGGATTATAGCACCTGATGCTGTAATAAAAGGCGTGTCATCAGTTTGTTCAGGCGTTGCATGGTATATTGTCGCAGTAACCATAATTGTCTTTAATAAATTTAATATCATATAGTTTTTCTTTGTTATGCGCTATGTTTTTCTTTTCGTGTACGTAGTACAACCAGTATGCGTGTATAGCACTTTCACGCTTGTATTTATCAGGCATACATTGTGGAGGTTCTGAAAAACCTGTATGTAGTATACCGTCAGGATATTTAGCTAATGGTTCTTTACATTTTGTAATTGTTAAATGTGTTTTACCATAGCGTTTAGTATATTCATCACCTAATGCTAGCATGTGATAATATAACCACAAATAATTACTAGCACTTTGTCTAGCCCACCTTGTAGATGGGTGATTGACATGAGCTTTTTTATAAGGTACCCATTCAGTTTCATAATCTAAACCATGACAATGATGTGCCGTACAAAGCATCTGGGCTGATTCTAAAATCATCTTTACAACATGCTTATTGTATTGTAGCTTTGCAGCTTTTACCGGATCCTTATCTAAATAAAATATATTCATTTATATCTTTTGTTATTTAATCTATTATAATGTTTGTCTAATAAGAGGTTTGCTACCTCTTCTGATATTAAGTTGTCGTTGTATAATTGCCATATTAGTTTACTCATAATTTCTGATTGCTTTGAATAACGGGTGTCTGTATGAACCCGCATTTGTACGTTGAAAGTAAGTAAAGGTAGCACGTTTGCCGATATAATCACCAATGTTATCGAGTATATTTGCTAGGTCTTTGTAGTTGTAGCCTTTGCCCGGAGGACAACCGAACTTATTACCGTCATCATCTTGCATTAAGAATTTGCCGATAGTACCTTCGCGCTTACCTTTACCTGTTTCATAACCTATGATAGTTGCTTCGGTGTCGCTGAAGTCTTTGAACTTCATAAGATCATAAGATCTGCCGTGCTTGTATAAGCCGTCAAGCCTGATGATTGAACCTTCGTAACCTTGATCTAGGTATTCTTGATGTAATGTTCTAGCGTAACCGTAGCTGTCAACTAGCTTAGCTGGAACGTATTTGACACAAGCACTGTATATATCAGATGCAACTAGTTGATGCATTCTGTGTTTGTATGTTTCATAATGACTGTCTTGTGAGAAGTAGTCGTAGCAATGAAACTGTATAAGGTGCTGAGCATTAATTCTGTCTTCATCAGTAGGTTTTTGTTTTCTTACTAATGATATAATTTTTTCGAAGTCGTGTTTTAGTTTATGATTATATAATTCGCCGTCGAGTACAACATCTGGTTGTGACTTGAAGAACGATTGTAGAGACATTTCTATGTGTCTTAGGTTCATAAACTGTTTACCTGTACGTGAAAAGCATACAATATCTTTATTATCGTTTAAGTATATATTACAACGCACGCCGTCAAGCTTTGGTTGTATGTAGGTTGGTTGGTTAAAGTCACAACGTTTTTCGTCGAACTTATGGGCTAACATTGGTTTTTTCATAATTTATCTAATCTATTTTGTATTATATCTAGTTTTCTTTTTATTATTGCAGCTTTATTGTATTGTTCTTTTTCTTCGTACATATTTAATAGTGTCATTAGCCTAGCTAACTCAGCGATGAGAAACTCTTCGTCTGATTCTTTGAAAGGCATTTGACCACGTATTAAATCTTCTACAGATAAAGGTGTCATAGCATGTATCTCGTTCTTCATCTTGTAGAGAAGTTTATCGAGTACTAAATCTGCGATTGTATCTAACATATTATCATCTATATTATCCAACTGCATTCGTATTTAATTTGTGATTAAAATCAGTGTACTCATACTCACCTTTATACTTTTGTATAACTTTAGATATAGGTAGTACAAATACATTTTTACTTGAGTATTGATCATAACAACTTATCCACACATCAGGTTTACCTGTCCATATAATGTAAGTGTAATGATGATCTATACTTTCTACGCTAGGGTATAAGTATTGTGAGTTGTAATGAAAGTCTTTCACTAAGTGTGATGCTATTCTTGAGCCATCACCAAAGTTTGTAAAACCTTGATCTTCTTGCATATGCTTAACCCAATTAGCAAGCTCTACAGCTCTATATTCAGGGTAACCATCATGATGTAAATACATATTTACATAGCTATCGTCACTGACTACACTTGGGCTACAAGCGAAGCCTAGGTCATTATCTTCCGCAGCCGACCTATCAACTACCATTGTTACATTTCTTGTTGCCATTAATCTAGTAATTTCATATAAGCTTTAGGATTTTCTGATCTAAACCAGTCCATGCCTTTGATTAATTCTTTTCTTAGTTTAGTTATGTATGGATCTTCTACATTTGAGTCGTTGTCAAACGTTACTTCTATAGTATAAGTAGCACCCATGATAAAATCATACATACTAGCTTCTGCTCCGGTTAACAGGCAAGTTTCACCACTAAATGGATTTGTTACCTCTTCTGGTGAGCTGTACCAGGCGCCTTTAAACCACTTTGGTTTAGACTGGTTCTTCAACGTATCCTTCATCTATTAGTATATCTTTAATTTCTTGTTCTGTTATTTCACAAATACCCTGGTATATCTCGCTAAACATATCTGAGTACCAGTACTCATCTATAAAATCATCTGCTACATATATAACAGAGTCTACACTACCCATGCTTCTTATTGCATCTTCTAATTCTGTAGCTAGATTACTGTCATAATAATGCACGTGTTCACCTACGCATATATTTCTATCGTCATACGTAGCAATGAATACTTCGTAACCATCTGCCGTTGATTCAGGATATACATAGTAGTCTGCTGACTGCGTATAGTCATTTGTAATTTCTACTTCGTAGTATTTTAATACTGCCGCTTGTATAAACTCTTCATCTTGTAGCTTATCACCGTCGGTTGGTAAACCTCTTTTGATCATTTCGGCTTCAACTATTTCATCTGTTATATACTTCATGATTTGTCAATTATGTTTTCACCGTACATGAAACTCCAAGATTCTAGCTTATAACTAGTTATATCACCGTATGTTAATAAGTCTCTCATTTCATCTATTGTTAGTTCTTGCCACATTAACTTTGACATCAACGTGTACTTTAGTCTTTTTGCAGAGTTGTACTTTCTAGCACTAGCTTGCAAGCTTGTTTTAACGTCGGGCAATAGTTTGTCGTAGACGGATTTAATTTTACTCATATTTATTATTTATTTAATTACGTATTTATTATCCTATTGTCATCGTATTTATGATGTATATTGGTGCGCAGGGAGGATTCGAACCTCCGACCTCGAGTTTATGAGACTCGCGAGCTAACCATCTGCTCTACCGCGCAATAAGTTACCGGCTGTCACTACAACTGGCTTTGTACAACTGATACCTCAAGGAAGCCGAGACGTCGATTTACTGTTAAGCCGGTATTATATTAAGAGAGATGTGCCCACGAAGCGCTTCGTTTACGTAAACCCGCCGTTGTTTGTTGGACAAGTATATCTCTGCATATCTGCCATCTCTCTGTTAGTGGAAGTGGGCGGAGTCGAACCGCCGTTACTACAATTTAGGGCCCGCGTCAGCGGTCTCTTTACGGCATTCGCCCACCTATTTTGTAGTGCTTACCTTATCACTCCCTTTTCGAGGCACCAGTCGCGGACCGGTACTAACTAGTATTATGCTTTATCCGCGCTTTTGACCAGTATGCCGCCGCCTCGATTGCTAGCTATTC